AAATAAAGTAGTTAGCGAAAAGGAATTTAAAGTATTACAAGCAGATGAGACTTTTGCTTCTATGATTGTTGATTTTACTAAATTTTATGATACTAGATTAAAACAAACTTGTGTTGTTGGAGATACATTTCTTTATGAGAAGGTATATCCAGAGATGGTAAAAGATTATCCTATTATCCCTTATCATTTTAAATGGACTGGAACACCAATGCCAATGTCTGCTGTTTCTCCATTAATAGGTAAACAAACTGAGATAAATAAATCTCATCAAATTATGGTGCATAATGCATCATTAGGTTCATCTTTAAGGTGGATATATGATGAGGGTTCTATTGATACTGAAATTTGGGAAAAATATTCAAGTAGCCCAGGAGCATTATTACCTAAAAGACAGGGGCAAGAAGCACCAACTCCAATCTCACCAATGCCATTATCCAATGCCTTTTTTACTATGGTTCAAGAGGGAAAACAGGATATGGAATATTTATCTGGTATTTATTCATCTATGCAGGGGAACACTCAACAACAGCATGAAACATTTCGTGGTATGTTGGCTATGGATGAATATGGTACTCGAAGAGTTAAGCAGTGGATGAAACATAGTATTGAACCTGCCTTAAGACAAACTGGTAGAGTAATAATGCAATTTTGTCAAGCAACATATTCTGCTAATAAGAGATTTAGAATTATACAACCAAGTGCTTTGCAGGAAGATAGAGAACAGGAAGTTAACATTCCAATTTACAATGATATGGGTAAGGCAATTGGCAAATCTATGGATTTACAATCTATGAAAGCAGATGTTACTGTTGTTGCTGGTTCTACTCTACCTGTAAATAGATGGGCTTACTTAGCGGAATTGAAAGAATTATTGAAATTTGGTGTCATTGATGATATAGCGGTATTAGCTGAAACAGATGTAAGAAATAAAGAACAAATTGCTAAGAGAAAATCTATGTTATCTCAACTTCAAGGGCAACTACAACAAGTTCAAGAAGCTCTTAAGGATAAAGATGGTACTATTGAGACTCTTGAAAGACAACTTGTACAAGCTGGAATTAAGGGTAAAGTCATGCAGGCTGAAATGGAAATCACCAAACAGAAGGAACAAGTTAAGGGAGGGCTAAATAAGCAGTTTGTCCAAACTGAAGGTGAACAAAAACTTTTAAGGAGCACTATGCAGAATGAAGCTGCTACTAAAAGCAAGGAAATTGATATGGCTGTAGATATGGTAAAAAATGATTTGCAGAATGAAAAAGAACAATAGTAAATTAATTTAACTTAAAAAGGGTAAATATATGTCAGATAATAACTCTAACATCGACAACTCTGATTTGGGTAATACAGATGTGATTGAACAACAATCTCCTGCTAGTGTCCAAAACGACTCCGATGTTAATGAATTTTTTAATGCACTCGATAAAGAAGTTAACGATATTGCTTACGAAGACGTAAACAATCAAACCGAACAGGCAACCCAACAAGTACAAGCTGACCCCCAAGTGGCAACTCAGCAACAGCAAGTTGGCTCCGATGATAATACGGTTCAGTCAAGCGGTAACACAGACTGGAAAAAGCGTTATCAGGATAGTAGTAGGGAAGCACAAAAGTTAAGCGAGCAATATAAGCAAGTTGAACCTTTTATCCCTATACTAGACACAATGAAGAATGATAGTGGTCTCGTAGACCATGTTCGTGATTATTTGGAAAATGGTGGAGCACCCGCTAAATCTGTACAAGAGCAACTTGGATTAGATGAAGATTTTATCTATGACGAACAAGAAGCCATGACTGACCCAGAATCTGATTCTGCGAAAGTTAGAGAAGCCCAAACTGGGGCTATTGTAAATCAAAGGATTAAGCAGGTTCTTGACAATGAAAGACAAGTTGCAGAAAAAGCAAGAGCAACCCAAGCTAGAAAAGAAGAAGAAGTGGCATTTATGCAAAAACATAATATGACACAAGAAAACTTTAATTCTATGGTTGAAAGGGCTAAACAACACACTTTATCTTTAGACGATATTAATTACGTGTTGAATCGTGACCAAAATGCTGCTAATGTTCGCAACTCTACTCAACAAGAAATGTTAAGCCAGATGAAAAATGTCCGAAATATGCCTACTAGCCAAAGTAACCAGAATAATATGGGAGATACTCAAACGAGTGAAGAACAAATGTTCGACTCTATATTCGGTTCTGGTCAAAATGATTCTTCAGGCTTGTTCGGATAAACATATAAAGAATTTCTACTCTTAGCCAAGAGTATTTAATTGTTGTTTTTCCGATTTAATTAACTAATTGCCTTCGGGCAAGGAGAAATAACATTATGGCTGATTATGATAGAATTGTCCAACCAGCAGGAACGGGCAATCCGCACACAATAGATGCGCCAACTCAGGCGCAACCTTGGGGTACTGATAACTTTGAGGTAGGTAACCAGAATCAAAACGAAAGGAGTCCCGCGTCGCCAGACATAGGGGACCTTCAAAGACGATACGACTTCGGAAACACCTACACAAAACTCAGTTTCCAACGAGACCCCTTCCAACACCTCCTCTTAGCAGGAAAGAAAAAGAAGTTTGTCTCAGATAGTAAGTTTGAATACGCTATTAAACGAGCAACTAACACCTATAAGCGATATGCATATGTTGCTGCTTTGGATGCAAATGGAGCGTCTGTCGCAGATGTAACATTAACATCTACTGAGGCAGCTTGGACAGATGCTGCTTATACTCATTTGTTAGCTAACGGCTCTGGTCTTAATAATACTTACGATGATGCTCAGTTAAATACTGCAGCTGATAGTACATTTGCAGTTCTTATGATGGGTGATTACAAGATACATGGTAATCTTTCAAATAAGATTAATGTTGATGGGACATCTAAGACGTATGGATTAGGAGACACATTAACTAAACCTAACTGGTTTTTACCTAATCAAGTTATCAAGATTCCAACTGGGACTTCTGCTAAAGTAGTTCAAGATTATGTACTTGCTCGCATTATCTCAACAGCCGATTGTGTTGTTAATGCAACTGGTCCAGGGGCACAAATTGCACAAGGGACATTCCTTTTGTGTAAGTGTATCAAAGCAGTTGCTGGTGGTGTTAATGATTATGTAACATCATTGGTTAGCAATACAGTAATGCTTGATGTGGCACATGGTACAGGCTCGGATTCTATAGCTGAAAAGTTAGAACCTAAACGTACATACATCGCTGGTTCAGCATACAAGGAATTGAGTGGATATGGCTCAACTTGGAAAGCTCAACCTTTCTCAACCGATTATGGCTATACTCAGATTTTCAAAAATACTGCGATGATGAGTGGTCGTGCGATGGCAACAGCTCTGAAATTCGGGGAAAATCCTTGGAAGAATGAGTGGGCTGAAAAAATGGCTGAAATCAATTGGGATATTGCCCAAGCTGGTTATTTTGGTCATCAATTCATTGATGATGATGGAATTACATACACAGAAGGTCTTGTGAATTTTGTCCTCAATAATGGTAACACATTTGCCCTAGACACAGATACTAAAACTCTTGATTCTTTCTTAGATGATATGAGTGCATTACATGACCCTCGCTTTGCGCTTGCGTCTAAAGTATCTCCAGTGTTCTATGTTGGAACTGCTGTGTGGAATTGGTTAGCTAAACTTGGTGGTTTTGCTAAGAATAACTTGGAAACAAGTCCTAATTACTCAATGCAATTTAGTGGTCGTGGAAAGATGGCTGGAGTTGATTATCGTCAATTTGATGTTGATGGTTCTTCAATCCGTGTCGTCAGAGACATTCACCTTGATGGAACTAATGTCAAGATGATTGGTGCTAACATGCAGGCTTGTAATACAGTTGCTCTAAAAGCAAATGGAATCAATCGTGACATGGCTGTGTATCCAGGTGTCAAAACAATCAAGAACTCTGGTGAAGATTATAGGGTTGACTTAATTCAGGCTGATGTTGGCTTTGAATTTACAGCCCCTGAGACTCACGCAGTTTGGTTGTAGGAGGTTATCATGGCTACAAAATATTGGGTAGCTAAAAACCCAAATGCACAAATAGATGACGCGGGGGCACAAGCCCTAGCGGCACAGGTTGCATCTGCAGAAATGACTGTTGGAGCCGAAGCAGGCGAGGCTATAACTGTAAGTGTACAATTCAAGAATGGAGCTGGTGATGATATGTCTGCTGCTTGCGCAGTTATGATTTATTTTGCCGCTGATGACGCAGGTCAAACAGCTGCTAGTTCCGCTAATCTCTCTGTTGCCGCTGGTACAGATGGTCATGTTCAAGAGGTTGTTGATTCAGCAACTCAGAATAACTATCTATGTACTAGTGAAGCAGACGGAGACCTTGATGTAGTTGTTACAGATGCTAGTGGCGGTGCTACTACCAATTATATGGTAATAGTACTCCCCAATGGTAGTTTGGCAATAAGTGGCGCAATAACCTTCGTGGCTTAAACGAATTTGCCTCCTCAGTAAAATGGGGAGGCATTTTTAAAAAGGATTTATTATGACACTAAAACAAATGGTGGAATTGGTGCAACAGCATCATCCCAAACTTGGTGAGACTCAAATAACAATTTGGCTTAATCAAGCACAAAAAGAAATTTCAGATAGAACTAACTATGGAATTACAGAAACATCTACTTTTAATACTGTTGATGGTCAAAAATATTAT